ATTGGTTGCCTACCGTTAGAGATGTATACCCTGCAATGGAACGGCGAGGAAATGGAAGAAATTCCGTTAGCGCCCCGCAGCTGGTTACAACGTTTAGACCCGGACAATACAAATAACTTTACGTTTAGTTGGCTTTTTGACGACCTTTTTTTTATGGGGGTTGCGTACTTACATGTAAAATCTAGGACGGCCGACGGATACCCGGCGTCGTTTCAACGTTTACCGGCAAACCTTGTGCAGACAATGGATCAACAAGGCGCGATAAGTTACGGCCCCTCTAAACAGCTAATGTTCTTAGGCTTACCGCTTGACTATAAAGACGTCGTGCAATTCATTAGCCCTATTCAGGCTTTAACGACCGTAGCCCCGCGCGCCATTGACACAGCCCTAAAGCTCGAGCAAGCCGCCAACCGAAACGCCGTAGCCGTACAGCCGTCGGGCGTACTTAAACAAACTGGCGGCCAACCGTTAAGTAGTGAGGAACTAGCGCAAATGGCGCAAGCCTTTAACGTGGCGCGTATGTCTAACAGCGTGGCCGCTATCTCGGAACACTTGAGCTACAGCGAAACTAGCGCAACCCCGGACAAAATGCTTTTAAGCGAGGCCCGTAACTTTCAGGCGCTCGAAATGTCACGCCTAGCCAATATCCCCGGGTTTCTATGTAACCTTTCGATAGGTGGTTACAACTACTCAAACAATGCCGACGCCCGCCAGCAGCTATGGCTATTTGCATGTAAGGCCTACGCCACGTGTATTAGCGAGACATTGAGCAGCGACAACGTGCTACCGCGCGGCACCTATGTACGTCTAAACCCTAAAGCCTATTTAGCGGCCGACTACATGGGCACCTACGGCGCAGATATGCCCGACGAAATGCCAACATTAACCGAGACAGTTAGGGTACCTTTAGGTAATGATTAAATTAACCGCTACCGCGATAACAGTAGACGCAGCAGCACCGGACGGCAGCCGCCCTGGGCAACGCGTCATTATGGGCATTGCGGCCCCCTATGGCGTTACGGCGTCTGTTAGCTCGGGCGAGTCTGTGCTATTTGAGCCGGGCAGCCTTTCGGCCCCCGATCGTATGCCCCGCGTTTACATGTACCACGACTCGAGCATGCCCGTAGGAATTGTTACACAGCTCGATAACTCAAGCCCTAACGAATTGTTATTTTCGGCCCGCATTAGCGCCACCCCGTTAGGCGATACCGCGCTCACACTTTCAGCCGACGGCGTGCTAGACGTATCCGTAGGGATCACACCCCTACAATGGACAACCGACGACGCCGGCACCATGCGCATTACGGCAGCTGTAATCGACGAGATTTCGCTAGTCCCACAACCGGCATTTAACGCCGCCAAAATAACCGAGGTTTACGCGTCGGCAAGTATCCACCACCAACCCGACGAAATAGACAATAATCAAGAAAACCCACTAGACGAGGAAACCCCCGAAATGGAAAAAACACCCGAAGTAGCAGCCGTAGAGGCCGCAACACCAACCGCGCCAATTTGGGCCGAAGCGCCGCGCCGTTTCACTATGCCTAGCGCCGCGCAATACATGGCCGCGTACTACTCAAGCCCTAGCGAATTTGCACAGTTAAACGCACAAATCCGCGCCGCAGCGCCGGACATTACAACAGCAGATACCCCGGGTATTTTGCCTGAGATCATTACCGGCAGCGTGTACGACGGGCTCAACCCAATCCGCCCGTTTGTTACCGCTATTGGTACCCGCGCAATGCCTACAGCTGGCGCGACATTCCGCCTACCAAAAATCACGGTACGCCCGGTAGTTACACAGCAAGGCAGCCAAAATAGCGCGCTTGACCCGTCTACCGTAACCGTGAGCAACACCGACGTGAGCAAGCTCACGTTCGGTACATATGTGACCCTCTCCGAACAATCATTGGACTTTACCGATCCGGCGTCATTAAATATCGTGCTCGAGCAGCTCGCTATTGCATACGGTCAGGCCACGGACGACTACGCAGTAAACGACTGTTACGGCGACATTGTGCAAACCTCAACAGTTACCGACACCGCCATTGGTGCCGATTGGGTGGCAGCAATCTACGACGGTGCCCGCCAAATTTCCGAGGACACAAACTACCTACCTACGCACATGGTCGTAACACCTACCAGCTGGCAAGCGCTTGCGTCGTCCGTAGACGATCAAAACCGCCCAGTATTCCCATTCGTGGGCGCGCCTAACCTCATGGGACAAAACGCCGCGGGTAACTCGAGCGCTACCTCATGGAACGGCAACCCGCTAGGCCTTGTACTGGTAGTAGACAAAAACGCGCCGGGTTCATTCATGGGACACGCCGCCGGCCCCGCCGCTGGCTACCAATTTTTTGAGCAAATGAAGGGCGCAATTTCCGTAGACGTACCTTCAACGCTTAGCCGTACTATTGCGTTTCGCGGTTACGCCGCTGGCTCAATGCGCGACGCTACAAAATTCGTTAAATTCGTCTAGCCCGAAAGGCGGTTAGCCGCCATGGCTATATACACAGTTACGCATAAAACGCTAGTAAGTAATTACGCGTCTTTACAGCTACTCGAGCAGCACGACATAGACCCCGGCGATGTTGTCACCGTCGCCGGGGTAAATGCCACTTTTAACGGATCGCGTACGGTGTACGCCACACCCGAATATCTTTTTATTGGTGTTACAACCGAGGGAGATTTAGAGTACGACTACAACCAGCAGGTGCCGTACCAAATCATTTACGCGCTAACGGCCGACGATGTACCACGCGCAGCAACCACCGGCACCGTAACCAATGACCTAGTGGCCTGCACATGGATTACCGCTACAGATATTGAGGATTGGCTAGGCATTGGCACCGCAACCGCTGGCGACGCCGCGTTTCTTATTGTGTGTGCAGCTGCCGCAAACGAATTTTGTTTTACCCGTAGAAAAATTGCCGGGTATCAAGACGTTTTAGCAACCGCCCCGAACGGTGCAGCAAAACTAGGCACGACCCAATACGGCGGCGCGTTATACCGCCAGCGCGGCGGCCTGCAAGATTTCGCTACTTTTGACGGCTACGGCGTCGGCAGCACCACAGGCCTTAATGGCACAATTAAACAGCTATTGGGTATTGACCGCCCAACCCTTGCGTAATGCCCGTACCAGCCTTTACAGACCTGTTTAACGAGTGCCTAGACGACCTAGCGGCGAAACTGGCAACCATTAGCGGGCTACAGGTAGTAACCGACCCGCGCAACCTTGTACCCCCATGCGTCTTTATCGACGCCCCCACGTTTCAAGCCTTTAACGGCAACATAGTTAAAATGAGTTTTCCCGTCCGGTGCATAACTTTAGGCCCCGGCAACCTAGACGCCCAACGGTCGCTAATGAATTTAGCCGCACAAGTACTAGGCGCTAACGTAGGCGTTACCGACGGCCGCCCCACTATGGCTATTATCGGGGGCGTAGAGCTACCCGCCTACGATCTAAATATAAACATTCAAGCACAAACAAGTTAGGCACAAAATGTACGTAATACTCTCGGAACGACTAGGGACACTAGGGGCAAAATACGACCCGGCCGACGGCGTAAACATTGAAGCGCTAATAGCTGGCGGGTTTATCGGTCGTAGTTCCACCACTAAGGCCACCAAATCTGCTAAAACAGAGACAGACACCGACACAGAAACCGATACAAAGGACTAAACCCCATGGCTACCAGCACACTTTTAAGCAACCCGCACGTAATTATTAACTCGGTAAATATGTCCGACCAATGCACCGCGGCTAATTTCTCTATTGACTACGCACAGCTCACAGCTACAGCGTTCGGCGGCGTAGATAACGTGTACGTAAAAGGTTTAGGCGACCATTCGCTAACTCTTTCGTTTTACGGATCGTTCGCAGCTACCGAAACATGGGCCACGCTCAACGGTTTAGTAGGCACTACCTTTACCGTTATTGTGTCCCCCGAAGCACCAGCAACACCGGGCACCTATTCGGCTACTAACCCCGGTATGACCCTAACCGGTACTTTTTTAGCATCGCTACCAGTGAACTTTGCGCTATCCGAATTAACGACTATGGATATCGTATGCACCGGCGGGGTTTACTCGCTTGACGTATCCTAAACTAAACACCTAACCAAAAGGCCCGACATGAATATAACAATTCGAGTAACCCGCAATGACGGCACTTACGACGTACAAACCAATTTAATGGTGGTTGTACTATGGGAACGCAAATATAAAATGCGCGCCAGCGATTTAGCAAGCGGCGTAGCTATGGAACACCTAGCGTATATGGCGTACGAGGCTAGTAAAATGGCTAATGTAGTGGTACCGGTTTCATTCGACCAATTTATTAAAGAGTGTTCCGCGCTGGAAGTTGTAGATAGTGAAAACCCAAACCCTACAGAGTCGGCAGCTACCGCCGACAACTAGCCGAACTACTGGTAGCGGTTCACTACTGGCCACCGTCTATAGATTTCGACACAGCCGATTTAGCAACCGTAGTAGACGTACTAAATACGCAAGCCCGCGAACGGCAACAATCTAATGCCCGTCGTCGTTAGCGCTCAAGTATTCGGCATACAAGAAACATTAGCCGAACTAAACAAATTCGACCCCGTTTTTAGGCGTCAGATAACTACAGACATTCAATCAGGCGCGGGCCGCATGGTCGTAGAGTCTGCCCGGTCAATGATCCCAACGGACTACCCGCTATCGGGTATGGAACGCGGTTCAATGATTGCAGGCCGTGACGAAACTATCTATAACATTAAACGAGTAACCGACGGCGTTAAAACCATTGTAGGTAAACGCGGCAGCAAAGAACGCACAGTTACTTTTAATCGCCCGTTAATGCTTGACGGCCGACGCGTAAACAATGCCTATACACAAACCGTAGATTTCAAGGCCCGCCCCTACGCCCTACTTGTAGCACAGCAAAAAGACGCTGCAGCTGCCCTATGGGATCATGCTGGCATTAGGCGAGGTAGCCAATTTGTTACCAACCTTATAGTCGATGGCGAAGGCCCCAACCCGAGGGCGGGCCGTTCAATAATCCCCGGTGTAATTGCTGTCATGCCAGCAGTAGAGGGCGAACTATCCAAAATAATTGACCGTGTATCTGCCAAAATGAACAAGAACCTAAAGATAGAACACCCTAATGGCAATTAATATTTCAATTCTCTCGTCTCTTGATACTAAAGGTTTCGATAAAGCCGTACGCGAATTTCGCAATTTAGAGGGCGCTACTAAAAAGTCGGCGTTTGCCATTAAAAAAGCGGCCATACCAGCCGCCGCCGCGCTTGCCTCTTTAGCAACCGTAGCCGTAATAGCTACTAAAGCGTTTATAGCTGACGACGCGGCTCAGGCACTATTAGCGGGCACCCTACAACGTACCACCGGCGCAACCGCCGCAACCATAGCGGCCACAGAGGAATACATAGAGACGCTATCTCGAGCGTCGGCCGTTGCCGACGAAGAGCTAAGGCCAGCCCTACAGACTTTGTTACTCGGTACAAAAGATTTAGAAATAGCCCAACAATTATTAGGCGTAGCGCTCGACGTCTCGACCGGTACAGGCCTGGATCTAGCGTCAGTTTCCTCAATTTTATCTAAAGGGTATGCAGGCAACACTAAAGCGCTTAAAGCATTGTCCCCTGAAATAGCGGCGCTGATTAAAGGCGGCGCGACATTCTCCGAAGTGCTTACGGTATTGCAGACAAACTTTCAGGGTGCTAGCGACGAGGCAGCTAACAGCGCCGCTGGTGGTTTTGCCAAACTTAAAATAGCTGTAGACGAAACAATAGAGGGCATAGGCGAAAAGTTAAGCCCGGCTATAGACGTTTTGTTACCGTACTTACTCGGAATTAGCGAATGGGCGCAAGATAACGTAGGGTACATAGTGGTGGTAGGCGCTGCTATTGGCACCATTGCTGCCGCTGTAGTTTTGACAAGTGCCGGGCTGGCAATTTGGAACGCCGCCGCCATTATTACCACGGCTATAAATGCTGGCCTAGCGTCGTCTTATATCGCCGTTCAAATTGCTACTGGTATTGGCATTGTTACGGCTGTTGCTGCTGTTGTCGCTATAGGTGCGGCCGCGTTGAAATTAAAAGGCATTTTAGATAAAGCAAGCAAGGTACCAAAACCCGCGAAAACAATAACACCTATAGACCCCGGGCTAGATAAAAACGCCGACGCACTAAAGAAAACAAAAGACGCAGCTAAGGCCTTGCGCGATCAACTTAAAACACTTAAAGATGCGTTTCGTAAAGAAATGGTGGAAGCCGTACAGGCCGCTAATGAAGTACTAAACGAAGCTATAGACAAATTTAACGAGTTTGCGTCTACCGTTTCCGACGCCGTAAAATCGTCATACAGTTTTAGCGACGCGCAACAATCGGCAAGCGACAACCTACAGGCCGTAGCTCAAGCGTCCGACGACGTGGCAAAAGCTCAAGACGCTGTAAATAAAGCATGGCAAGGCAGCGACCCCGAAGCCTTAACGGCAGCCTACGACGATTTAGCCGCCGCTAATGAACGGTTAAGAATTACCCAAAACGCCCCGCTAACTTTCATGGAAAATTTGCGTAAGCAAGCTACAAAAGTTAAAGATTTTGGCGTACTTATTAACCGCCTATTGGCAGCCGGTTTAAGCGAAACAAATATACAAGGCGTACTAGCCGCAGGCGTAGACGCTGGTAGCGCCATAGCCAATGAGTTACTAGGCAGCGCCGGGGCCATTCTTGAAGCCAACAATTTAACCGCGGAAGTGCAATCTTTAGCCGACATGGTAGGCGTAAACAGCGCCGCGCAATTTTATCAAGCTGGCATAGACGCAGGCGAAAACCTAGTAGCTGGTATTGAGTCAATCGTTAGCAGCTACACAATAAGCCTAAACGGCGCACGTAGCGCCGGCAGCGTAGCAAGCCTTACCAGCGGTTTTAGAGGCGCTGTAGGTGGCGCTATGGCTGGTACAAACCCGTCGGGCGGTTTTGACGTGGGCGGTATTGCCACGCTGGCAGAGGGCGGGATAGTCAATCAGGCGACACTAGCTATAATTGGCGAGGGCAATGGCCCCGAAGCTGTCATACCTTTAAGCCAAATGGGCAATATGGGCGGCGACACTAACGTCACTATTCAAGTAAACGGCGGCGACCCGCAAGCCGTAGTGGACGCCCTACGCCGCTATATGCAGCTCAACGGTTCGGTGCCTATTCGAGTATCCGCTTAATGCCGTACACGACGCCAACCGTAAACTATTGCGCAACGCTCGACGGTACCTACACGTCTTTAACAGGTATTCAATCGGTATCTATAAACCGTGGCCGCCAGCGGTTTAGCGACAACTTTACGCCAACTAACGCGGTTATAGATTTAATACCCGCCGCCACCTATGCCGTACCGCTAGCTGTAGGTCAATTTATAGATATACGTACAACTAATTCGGCTAGTTCCCCGGCGTATTTTGTGGGCACCATTACCGACGTAGAGCGCCAGTATGCCATGCCATACAACACAGTAAGCGGGGTGGCGCCTGCCGACAGGATCACAATTACAGCAACCGGCGCAACCGGCGCAATGGCTAAAAATACGTTAAGCCAATACGCAATAGTAAACACCGACTGTACAACTTCTATAGGCCAATTAGGCGTAGACATTTTGGTACGTTGCGACTCAATAGGCGGGCGTACCGCCCTTACGCGTAACTCGACTAATATTTTATCGGAGATAGGCGCGTTTGATTTAGTAAACCAGCTGCTACGAACTTGCCAATTTTTTGTAGACGATCTAGACAATTTACGCACTACTCGAACTACTTTTTACGGTACCGAAAGCAGCGCCGCCACTACTTACGCGCAAGGTCAAGGGAACACTACATACACGTTTACCGACACCGGTAGTAATTTCGCGTTTGCCGACATTCAATTTATCTCGTCGGTACAAAACACATTTACTCAAGCTCAAGTAACCTCTACAGGTTTAATACCGGTGCAAACGGCAAGCAACGGCCCCGCGCCATACAACACCCTCGTTTACGACACATACAGCGAAAGTAGTGCCAACGCCGCCAGCCTCGCCGCGTACATAATTGCCATGCAATCTATAACGACGCCCGTACCGTATTCAATTACGACTAATACCATGACTACGCCAACTTGTACGGATATAAGCCTATTATCGACAACGGCCGTCTATATCGACTACACCGCTGGCATGAACTTAGGCGCAACCGTATCCGTTACGTTTCGTGGGGCAACTAGTACCGCCACCATTCAAGGCATTAACACCACGTTTTACCCTGATTATGCTACGGTACAGTTGTTTTTATCCCCGTCGCTAGGCACAGCGTTTACCCTTAACTCGAGCGTAACAGGCGTTCTAGACACTAATAGATTAGGCTTTCCATAATGGCAACACCCACAGCATTACCGTTATCGTTTACGGCTGGTCAAGTATTAACGGCCGCCGATACTAATTTACTTAGGGGCGCGTTTCGCATTTTGCAAGTTGTACACGCCACGACGTCTACCGCTACGTCGTCGGCTACGTCTACTTTTGTGGATACAACACTTACGGCAACAATAACGCCGCGATACAACAACAGTAAAATATTCATAATGATTAACCATGTCGGGTGTTTTCGTAGTAGCGCTAACGCTTTTACAATGATGACCCTACAATTATTACGAGGCGCAACGGTTATACAAACGATTGGTAGCGGCCTCGGGTACACGGGTACTGCTTTAGAACAAAATTTTAGCGCTGGCGCTACTTGCCTAGATAGCCCGGGAACGATAAGCGCATTAACATACAAAACGCAATTATGTAGCCCGTTTTCACAGCCGACGGCGACGGTTCAATACAACGGACAGACGAGCACCATAACCCTTATGGAAGTTTCTACATGACAGATAACGACGCGGTACAGCTACTTATAGACGCTGGTTTTACTAACGGTTGGGCAATATCCGACGGCGTTTTAGTGTTATGGGAACACGACAAAAACCCGCCAGCGCCATTAAAAAAGCCAACCGAACTACAAGAAACGGCGCAAAATGACAATAGCAAACCCGCCTAAGGCCCTAATTTTATTGGTCGCTTTACTGTGTATAACTGTCCTAGTGGGCATTGGTAAAGTAAGCACCGAAGCCGGGCTACCTATCATTTCTGCCATTGTTTTTTACGGCATAGGCAACGGCGTAGGCGCAAAACAAGGTCAGCAATCGCCTAAAATCTTTGAGTCAAAACAGACAGAATGAACCGCGCCTATCCTTACTATCCGGCATACGACGGCGGTAAAGAAACACCCGGGATACGCAAGCTCGTCGATCTAATGGCAAGGCGCTACGGCTGCACGTCGTTAGGTACCTATGCAGTACGAAATATGCGCAACAGCTCACAGCCCCCGCAGCTATCCGTACACGCGACCGGGGCAGCGGCAGACATTCAATATAAAGACGAAAAGCAAGCCCGCGCTATCTGGGACTGGTTGCTAGGCAGCTCAATTATCGACGGCAAGACCGTAGAACATTCACAGCGTTTAGGTTTAGTAGAGCTGCATTGGTACGCATACGGCGACTACGGCGCGGGCTACCGCTGTTCACGTGGCGAGGGTAAAGCCGGGGTAAAGATTTACACAGCCACAAATAACGCCGGTAGTTTTCAAGGTTCGCCCCGCTGGTTTCACGCGGAATTGTCTAAAGAAATGGCCGCCGACGCTGCCAAATTTGAGGCGGCGTGGCGTAGTTTGCCTAAGCCGTAAGGGTTTGCGGGCATTGCCCCCACAGCGCTAGCGCGTTTCGCTAGGGTTTTTAACACCCGACGAAAGGCCTACACCATGCCCAAAATACTTTTACTTCCACTACTGCTATGTACTCTCGCTATGCCAGCCCGAGCAGCTGCCGTCACTAAACCCGACCCGCATACACACGTAAAGTACGGCGCAATACTTCCCGACTATTTTTGGGATCGCGTGGCACAATGCGAAACGGCCTCTAACTGGCAACACTCGACGCGTAGCTACACGGGCGGGCTAGGCATATACAGGCAATCGGCGGCGGCCTTTTCGGGGCGTCGTGACATAGGCAAACTATCCCCGGCTAAACAAGTAGAAATAGCCGAACGGCTGGCGTTTAAGGGTTGGGTAAACCCTAAGACGGGTAAAAAAACATGGCCCGTAGGTGCTTTTGGGTGGGGCACAATAGCCAATAATTGCATGGGCTTAAAGACGTCTCTATGTAAATCTAAAGCGCCCGAGGTACAGCGATTTAAACACCGCTGCTAAATGACACAGCCATAGTTAATAATCTGTTATGGTAACTTCACCATTCCCGACGAGAGGTAACCCGACCAATGACAAACCATAAACCCGGCTGGCAAATAGCTAGCCAATACAAACCGCTAACACTTTTAGCCCGTGACCTACGCAAACACGCACAAGCCCACGCGTTCGACGACGGCCAATTAGTAGCCGACCTTTTAGCAGCTGCTAATAATCTCGACGTGTTCGCTATGGATCTCGAGCGCCGCATAAACGAGGCGGGACTATGAGCGCCCAGCCGTCGCTATTTGACCGGATCGTAATAGATATGCCAGCCGAAGCTGTAGACACAGCCGAAGCCATGCGCACAGCTATAGAGCGTTACAGGGCCGAACGGCCACCACTAGCGGGCAACCATACAGCGTTAGGTAAAAACCCCGTTAGTCAAGCCGCCGCCCGTCGTGCTTTTGGTCGTTCCGGTACCGCCCGCGAACGTATCTATAACGTCATTAAGGCACACCCCGAGGGTTTAACCGTTCACGAACTACGGCAACTAATAACTATGCATTTTCATACGGTGGCAGCGCGTGTAAGCGACCTAAACATAGAGGGCTGGTTAGCAGACAGCGGGCAACGCCGCGCCACCGATACGGGCGCTATGGCTACCGTGTGGGTGGTCGTAGAGTGACTAACACACAGTTTCTAATATCGGTGCTATTTGGGTGGATATGCCACGCTGTTTACACAGCAGCCCGACGTATGCAGCGCGAAATACAACACGAACAAATACAACGCAACCGCGACAGGTACACCCGTTGAGTTTTGACCTATCCGAATACGTAGACGTTAAACACCGGTTAAACCTAGCGCTACACAAACACCCCGATTTACGCGTCGTAGAGGACGCCCCCGAGCTAATCACCATAGGCGAACGCGTCTATATTCAATGCGCCGTTACCGTCTTTCGGTCGGCCGACGATCTACTACCCGGGCGCGCCTACTCCTGGGAAGTATGGCCCGGGCGTACCCCGTTTACTAAAGAGTCGGAACAGCAAAACGGGGCGACGAGTGCCCTCGGTCGCTGTCTCGGGTATATGGGTTTTGGAATAGATACAGGCCTAGCGTCGTCTAACGAAGTACGCACAGCACAAGGCAATAATCACCCCTCTAATGATCCTGTGCAGCCGGGCGAATACCGCCCCCGTTGGCCCGCTAATGACAAACCAACGCCCGAACGTGCAGCGGTTGGCTCGAGAGCTACAGCAGCGCCAGCCTCGCCCCACTACCCCCACGTACACAGCGACAAACCCCGAGGGCTAGCAACAGACGCACAGCTACGACTACTAAACACAATGCTTAAAGAGCGCGGCCTACCAATGCCCGCCGCTGGTATCACATTTACCGAGGCCAGCGACGAAATCAGCCGATTAAAGCTAATACCAAAAGGTAAGTAATGCTGCTACTTGCGTGGTATGCGCTGCTAATCTCGCTCGGTATTGCAATAGTGCAAGGCTTACGCAAACCCTAAAACCTATAGACGCATAGACCTACACCGTTTGCATGGTGACCGGGTAACACACGGAAAGCGTGGGTAGACAAGCGCGCCCCATTTCATAGCTAAACACTACGACCGCATGGCGTGAGGGTAAGACGCTTGAGCAGTAACTAATGGCGTCGTGAACCGCGACAATAAAGATAGGTCGGGAGTGTGGCTAGGTGGCACCCACACGGGCAGGTATACCCGTACTAGGCTCGGTAATAAACTCAACTATCCGATAGGCCCCAATGACTACCCGACACGTTAAACAAACCCAACACGATCTACACGCGTACAGCTCGAGAGCAACCGCCGCAAAGCAAGGGCGGTAGCAATGCCACGCCAACATACAACGCAGGATAAAGCGTATGCAGCAGCACGACGAGAACTATTAGCAGATAACCCCCTATGTAGTTGGGGCTGTGGCCGCATGGCAACCGAAGCCGACCACGTAATACCGTACGTACTTGGGGGTAGTAATGAAATCTCTAACCTAGTGCCTAGTTGTAAACCATGTAACGCCAGCCGTGGGGCCACGCTAGGCAACCAGCTACGCAAGGGCAGACACGAAGCAATAGCAGCAGCACAAGAGCAACCACTAAAAGTGGTTAAAAAACGAACATCAAAACAAGCTAGTGAGTCTACTAACGCTACTAAGCCCGCAAACCCTTACCCACACGCAAGTTTTTTTACGGACGAAAACAC